GTGATTTGATGTTGAACATCAACATATTGTAAGTCTTTACTTGTATAAAATAGATTAGGATAATCCCTATCTATTACTTGTTGGATTGTTGCCCAACCAATATTGTTGTTCTCTATAATAAGTAGAGCGTCATTATATTCTGTCGCTATGGAAACCAACATATTTCCAAAATCTTTTGTATTTATTCTACCTTTATATTCTGCTACTTGTGTTAGAGTTTCTAACTCAATCACGTGAAAAGCAGAATAGTCTGCTGAATCTCCACGACCAACATCTGCACATACGATATAATCTTTATTGTAGTTCGGTTGTTCCCAAACCCACATATTACTATCGATACCTCTTTTTTCTACTGGCTCAATACAATGTGATTTTCTTAACTTTTCTAAAATTATTGAGTCAATCACACCAGTACCAGAAGTTAAGAAGTCACAATCACACTCTTGGGCTGCTGAACTCGGTCCAAGTAAAGTATCTTGTTCATCTCTCCACTCTTGACCTCTATCTGGATGAACCGTCCAATGTAATTTAATCGGATTAAACATACCGGTCGCCTCTTCGGCTTCTACCCAAGTTTTATGAAACCAATTACCAACTCCGTTTGGTGTTGATAATGCGATACAACTACCACCAGTAGTCAATGTAGATTGTGCTGCTGTCCATATTTCATCAATTTTATCAATGAACGCTGCCTCATCTAAAATTAACAATGATAGAGCTTCCGAACGAGCTGCTTCAGGTCCTGAAGATACTGCTTTGATTTGACTACCATTCATATATCGTAGGTTCAATTTGTTATCCTCAACACACTTTTGCTTTAACCAACTTGGTAAATTTGCGTGCATAACACGAACTTTCGTAACCAAGTTTTTTGCTACCTCTTGTTTCGTTGCAATTACCAAAACATTTTTGTCTTGATGAAAGGTCATCATCCACAAAGCATACCCTGCCGTTAGAGTTGAAATACCTAATTGTCTGGCTTTCAAGATAATGTTAAATCTATTGTCTTTAAATTCATTGACTGATTTTTCTTGAAAGTCATACAAATCAAAAGGTATTTTACCCTGTATCGGGTGTTGTATCATACAATACTTTTTCATAAAATATGCCGGGTCAGTAGCACATTGAATATATTGTTGTTTAATTACTTCTTTTATTTGTTCTGCCATTAGTCTACTATCTGACCTGCTAATTTAACTGAAGTAGCAGTCAAAGCTACTCCAAATGTAAAGTATAACCATTTGTTTTCATACCATTTAGGTTGAACGAGTTTTACTTTTTGTTCAAGTAGTTTTGTAGTGTCTTTTAGTAGATTAATTTGGTTTGTTTTATTTGCAATCAACATAGAGTCTATTACTGAATTTTCTTCAAAAAGTTTCAGTTGTGATTCTAAGTCCTCTACTAAAGAAACATTTAAACTATCTTTTAGTTCTAATTCCTTAATAGTGTTGGTAAATCCTAAAACTTCCTCCTCAGTAAAGGTGTAGGTTTTAGGTTCAATCACATCTTGACCGAATAAACTCCCAATTAATAATATGTAAATTAAATATCTCATATATATAAATATATAACTTATTTACTAAACTTCTTTAAAAATTTCACTGCGTCGTCTGCATTGTCTTCTTTTACCGCTTCTGATGCTTGTGCAATTTGTTTTTTAGTCGTAGTAACTTTTCTTTTTAATTTAGCTACTTCTTTTTTGTTTACTTTTTTCTTAGACTCAAGAACTTTTACTTCTTTTTCAAGTTCTTTTACTTCATTGTCTTTGACTTTAATTTGTTTATCTAATTCTTTGACTTCTTGTTTTTTATTTCCACCAAAAAATAGATTTAATATCGATTGTATGATATTCATTATTCAGCTCCTTGTAGTTCGTTTTCTGCTTTTTCTACGAGTTCTCTTTTTTCTCGTATGAATTTTTTTGCGTCTTCAACCATACTATTGAATTTATCCTCACCCATTTCCCAAGTTTCTTTTTCGAGTTCAGGTGTGTTTACTCCAACACTATTGAAGAATTCTTTTTTACCGCCTGTTTTTTCAAAGTCAACTAAACTTTGTTCTAAATCTTTTAATTGTGCTTTTTGATTTTCCAACATTTTTCTATTTGCGTAATCTTCAAACTTACCCTCAATTCTTAGTTTGTTTTCAAATTCTACCTGACAACTAAAACAATGTCCTTCAACTCTCCAAAACTTTTCATCAAGTTTTGTCTTCATTACCTTTTTACACTTTGGACAAAACCAAGGCATTCTTACCGATGCCATAATATCAGTTAATTCTGATTTACGAGTTTTTCCACCAAGGTTTTCTTGTTTACCCTCATATCCTACTTGAACATATTCTTTTTCGTGTTCTTTACCACTCATTAAATCTTTGAGCGCTTTATTCTGTCTTTCTGCTTCTTTACTATAATTCGCCATATAACTCCTTAAAATCTTAAACTACCGAGTATTTGATTGATTGGTGCAAATGCTCCTGTGAACTTGTAAATTTTACCTTTGTATTTAAACACAAGACCCTCGGACGGTACAATAGCACTTGAACCACCGATAGCTTCTAACTTTTCTATTTGTACTCTTAATTTATCTAACTTCTGAACATTATCAGGTTTTTGTAAATCTTTTAATGCGGTATCTACATCTTTTTTGATTTTTTGAACTGCTGCGTCTGGTGATACTGCTAAGAACCCTGACATATTCTTTAATATTTCTGCACCTACTTGAAAGAATAATATTTCAAATGGTTTAATATTTTGTTTAAACATTTTGTTATGGTCAAGTTTATCAGTCTTTAATATCCATTTTAGAAATTCTGGACCAGTTTTAAAATCTTTTTTGATTTGTCCTATACTATAAGACTTATCAAAAAATGCCCAACGATTAGTTAGGTTTACTAATTCACTTTGGGTTATAGATGTATTGAATTGTTTTGCCGCATTAAAAATATATTCTTGCCAAAATGACTGATGATACATACCTAAAGTATCAGTATCTTTTAATCCGTATTGTCCCTGTAATTTATTTAATCTACTTAAGAAAGAACTTTTCTTTGCTCCGTAGTTTTGAACTTTACTCATCTTTAAGAAATTAGGTCTACTAATTTTAAATGTTTTTTGTATATTTTGATTTACTTGTTGTATCATACCTTGTAACATACGAGCTGCTTCTTTTGAGTATCCTTTCGCCCTACCACTTTTATCATATTCGGTAGTTCCGTGAAACACTATTTCTGCAACATCATAGTCTATTACATTTGCTGTCTTTGGATATATAACCTCTAAATTCATCCATTTAGTTCCATTACCAAATACTTTTTTCTTTTGAGCGTCTGATAAAGAACCTATTGATTTTTCTAAATCTCTCATCGCTCCTACAAACGCAGTTTTAATATTACCTCTACCAGCGAACATACTCGCTATACCTGCGGTTGTTGGTGCAGTTTTACCACCATTTTTTAGGTGTCCTTTGTTTCTGGCTGCTTTTAACTTTCCGTCTACCCAACTTACCATTAGGTTTTGTCCGTCAAGTTTTTCAGAAACATTATCTTCACGATTAAGCTTTCCACTTAACCCTATAATAATTATGTTCTTTAAATCCGAAAACGTCAAATTATTATCATCAAACGGGTGATTCATATGTCCGTATGCCCCACCTTCTATCAATAAGTTAACATCATTCATAAAAGACTCTTGAATCTTTTTAATATGTTTAACACCTTTTGTAACATCTTGTCTTTTCAATATTGGCGACTCTTTCATCTTAGTAAACGAATCTTCCCCAAAGTATTTTACAATTTCAAATCCAAGACTACCTAATGTTTTACTCATTCTTTCTTTGTATTTAGGAAATGGATTATCAACTGAATCAGTATTTTTTCTATTTTGATTTATTGTTCTTCCGTGTGTTACGGTCTTGGTACGGTCTTTTTCATACTCGTCTGCCATAATGGTAAACGACATTTCGGCTGTGTCTCTTATTGGAAAGTCTACTAACTCATAACCAATCTGTGCTGCGTGTTCTGGTGATACTCTATAATAATCATCTAATGAACCAAAGAAATCATACATACCTTCGTCTGACATATCACTCGCATTAAAATGTTGTCCAAATCCACTAACTTCTTTCATTAGTTTTTTTACTTGTGGTTGTTGGAAAAATTCAAATAACTTTTTAAATTTATTAGTCATCATATTGTAAACACCTTGGTCAAAATAACCAAATGTTTTTTTAAATATCTTTTGTCTTTTTTCATCTTCAAACTTTGGACTACCCAATAGATTACGAATTTCTGTTCCACTTGATATACCACTAACTTTTACAGTTGGTGCAGTATAAATGTATCCGTGTTCTTCATATCCTTTTAAATTATTTTGATTAGACTTTAAGTCTTGATAATAAGTCAATCCACCTGATTTCTTTTTACCACCTTTTAATCTTCCGGCGTCTTTTGCACCAAACACATAAACCACTGCGGTTGTGTCTTTGTTAAATTTTTTCAATAAGTTATTCGCTACATAAGGAACTCTTTCTTTAAAGATACGATTTTTTGGAACACCCATTTTAACCATATGACGAACTTTTTCATTGTAGTTCATTGGGTGTCTTGGTGGTTGTTTTATATCTGATGTTGTGATGTATGCTTCACCAAATTTACTTTGTAGTGCGTCAAATACTTTTTTGTGATGTGGACCAAATGGTTGAAATCTACCCGGATAAATAGCTATTACTTTTTTAATTTTTGATTTTTGTTCGTTTACTTTTTTACTCGTATCGGTTTTCATAAATGGGCCACGAGAAATAGTTCTAAATTTAACTTTTAAATCTTGTCCAAATAATTTTTTTGGATTTAATATTCTTAAAGTAACGAGTTCTGTTTTATTATCTATTTTTTTCGCTTCGAAATCTATCTCTTTATATTTTCTTCCTTTATAAGTAAGATTAAATCCTGTAATGTTTTTGTGTAGTTTTCCACGAACTACTGCTTGTTTTGCTCTTTCGTTAATCTTTTTATATCCACTACCATAAGGAACTGATGTGTTCCCTTTCTTTTTCATTTTCTTAACCATTTTACGACTTGGTGAAGGAACATCTCCTGCTCCTAATCCAAAAAAACTTTCGTTTTTCTTTTTAGTTTTCTTTTTCATCTGATTGATGTAAGCACGATAGACTGCTGCTTGAGCTGTCTTACCCATTTCTCTTGCTCGTTGTTCCATAGCAACTGCTGCTTGTATTTTATGAGCGTGGGTTTTACCACTATTTCTAATTTTACTTACTGATTTCTTTGCGTCATCTGTGGTAGCGAACTTTAATCCTTTGATTGTTCCTTTTGGATTTTCATCTGTGTATAAATCACTATGACTTGATGAACCTCTATGTTGTCCTTTCTTTCTTGGAATTCTTTTTGCTTCTGTTTTCAGGTTAAATCGTTTTTCAATATCTTTTTTTGCTTTTGGTGAGAGAGCTCTTTGAGATATTTCAATATCATTATGACTTAAGCTTCCACCAATAAAATCTCTTAATTTTACTAACTTATATTTTTTTATCAACAAATCTACAAGTTTGACTTTTTTCGCATCACTAAACTTACTTATATCGTATCGATACTTTTTGATATATCTTATATTTTCTGTTTTGTGATATGGATATTCATCATCAACACCTTTTCTATCTGAGTCTGGTTCTGCTGATGGTTTCTTTGTGGTTTTTGATGGTAATAACTTTTTGTCGTTTTTGACTTTTCTAAATTTTAATGCAGGACGACCATTGATTAATAAATCACCTTTCTCATTGTAAGTGATTGACTTAACTTTTACTCGTTTGTTTTTAAACCTACCCATTAAAATATCATCACCGACTTTAATATCTAAATCTGGTGATTCATTTAGATAAGGTTTAACTAACCATTCTGTTAGTTTTGTTTTCATAACTCTCCTACCAAGTTCTACAAGCCCAATATCTTGCTTTGTGTTTTGGTCCTGGATTATCGCAATTGTGTCTTGCTCTAAAATTCTTTCTCGCTTGTGGATTTGATTTTCTAATTCTCATAGTTCCACCCTTAGCTTTTCCACCTTGACCAAAGTTTACCTTAACAACATTTCCTTTTGGATTCTTCACATATACTTTAAACTTTTTAGCATCACCTTGCATAATTTTATTTAATTTTACTTTACGACCTTGATATTCTGCCTCTTGTAAAGATTTATCTGTAATGAACTCAAATGTATATCCGTATCCTTTACCATTTTCTTCATAGTAAATGTCTACATTTTCTTTTACACAATTCGGCACCATTTTACCATTTTTCTTTTTCATACCAATTTGTTGGTATCCTACCCAACAAGTTCCTCTGGCTTCTTTCATAGTATTTTCCTTAATGTCTGTCATTTCACCTGAACCTTTTCTTTTCCAAGCACTTGTTCCTTTTTTTCTATTGAAATATTTTACTTGGTAAGGTGTTAATAAATCTACATTGTGTTTTAACCATAACCATTGAAATCCTAATGGTAAAGAATGATTATGTGCTTTACCTATTTTTTTCAATACTTTTATCGAACTATCTAATTTACCAGGTTTATCAGAAATAGATTTGTTCTGATTTATGGCTTTGTCGATAGCTGTTGCAAATTTTGGTTTAACATAAACTCTTGACATTACTACCCTTTTTTCCAACCACCACCGGCTGCTTTATATTTTTTTGCTGCCCAAGCATTTGCGTAAGCACTTGGATATACATCAAACTTTTTCTTAGCTTGTGATTTATAATAAGACCATTTACTTGGTTGTGTTGGTGTATTTTTTTCTAAA